CGAACACTCTGCAACCATCAAGTCAGTCGACCGTGAACTCGGTGACTGCCGGCTGATCGAGAAGGAACTGATCAGCACCGCGAAGCCGGTAACAAACGGTGGAGGCGTCGAGATGCATTCATCCGTTATCCAGGTAAAGGCGCCAACGCTGGAGCCTGGTATCGGACTGATGAAGGTGCTGGCGTGTCAGTTGCATGCGCGCGAGTTTCATCGCGATATCATTGCGGTGGCGCGACAATACTGCGGACAATGGCCGCAGGTGGAAAACTATCTGACGCAAAAGGCGGCGGTCGCCTACGGCACGACAACCGGCACAACCTGGGCCGCACCACTGGTCTATGCGCAGAATCTCACATCGGAGTTCGTCGAGTATCTATTGCCGATGACGTTCCTCGGCAAGATCGCCGGACTGACGCGGGTCCCATTTAACACGCGCATCCCGCGCGACACCGCAGCCATCACAGCCCAGTGGGTCGGTGAAGGAGAATCCAAGCCGGTTGCAGCCGGTGCCTTCGATACCGTGACGTTGGCGTTCAACAAGATCGCGTTGATCGTCGGCGTGACGCAAGAGTTGGCGCGCTTCTCATCGCCATCGGTTGAAGCCTGGGCACGCAGCAAGCTTGCCGAGGCAATCGCCAAGTTCATGGACGAGCAGTTCATCACTCCGTCGATCACGGCAATCGTCGGGTCTCGTCCGGCCTCGATTACCAACGGCGCCGACAGCGATGCGGCCAGTGGAACGGCTTCCACCGATCTGATCCACGACATCCGCGAAATCCTGAAGCACTTTCAGGACTTCAATATCCCTACCGAAAACCTGGTGCTGCTGATGCAGCCGCAATTGGCCACGGCAATCGGCAGTATCTATACGACGCTCGGTGTGCGGCAGTTCTCGGAGATCGACAACAACCGGCTGTCCGGCATGCAGATCATCACTTCCGGCAACGTGCCGTCGGGGTATGTCGTTGCCTTGCATGCGCCTTCCGTGGCGGTGGCCGACGAGGGCGGGCTGGAAGTCTCGGCTTCGACCGAAGCGTCAGTCGAGCTCGATGACAATCCAACATCGGGCAACTGGCACCTGGTCTCGGCCTTCCAGAACAACCTATTGTTCATTCGGGCCGAGCGCTTCGTGACGTGGAAACGCCTGAGAGACAAGGGCGTGTTTTACATGACCAACTGTGCGTATGGCGGTGCGGTCACCTGATGACGCTCAAGGCCATCAAGATGTTCGACTACGACCAGCGTCGGTTGCAGGCGGGTCAAGTATTTGAGCCTGCTTCCGACGCTGATGGTCGCGTGTTGGTGTTGGCGCAATTGGCGGTTGAGATCGAGGACGAACCGCCGAAGAAAAGCAAAAAACGCTATCAACGCAGCGACCTGCGCGCCGAGGACGACGAGTGAAGATCCTCGGCTTCGAGGTCTCCGTGCGCAAGCAGTCGCCGATGCTGCCGGCCACGGCTTACGACCGCGGCTGGTATCCGATCGTGCAAGAACCTTTTGCCGGCGCTTGGCAGCGCAATCTGCCGCTGAGCATGGAGAACCCACTGCAGAACGCGACGCTCTACCGTTGCGTTTCCATGATCGCCGCCGATGTCGCCAAGATGCGGCTCAAGCTGATGGCGCCGATCGACGAGGTGTGGGAGGAAACCACCACCAGTGCATTCTCGCCGGTGCTCAACAAGCCAAACCGCTACCAGAACCGGATTCAGTTCTTCGAGAGCTGGCTGATCGCAAAACTGCGCACCGGCAATTCCTACATTCTCAAGGAACGCGACAACCGTAACGTGGTCACTGCGCTGTATGTGCTCGATCCAAATCGGGTCAAGCCAATGGTGGCCGCCGACGGCTCGGTGTTCTATGAGCTCAACACTGATAACCTGGCCGGCATTCCCGTCGATCGTGTCACGGTGCCGGCCGACGAGGTGATGCACGATAGGATCAATTGCCTATTCCATCCACTGGTCGGAATGTCGCCGCTCTACTCGACCGCAGCCCCAGCGGTACGCGGACTGTCGATCCAACAATTCTCGGCATCGTTCTTCGGCAATGCGGCAAGACCCTCCGGCATCCTCACCGCGCCGGGCAATATCGATCAGACCACCGCGGAAAGACTGCAGAACAATTGGAACAGCAATTACACCGGGATAAACCAGGGCCGCGTCGCCGTGCTCGGCTCGGGTGTTACGTGGAATGCGCTGCAGCAGAATGCCGTCGATAGCCAGCTGATCGAGCAGCTCAAGCATACCGACGAAACAATCTGCACCGCATTCGGCATCCCGGCGTTCATGGTCGGGGTCAAAGATCCGCCCAACTACAACAACGCCGAGTTGCTCGATCTGCAGTATTATAAGCAATGTTTGCAAAGCCTGATCGAGCATATCGAACTGATCCTGTCGGAAGGCCTCGGCCTGGTTGACGCCGGCTACCGCGCCGAATTCGATTTGACCGGCCTATTCCGCATGGACTCGCAGACACAAATAACCGTGCTGGCCGAGGCAGTGAGCAAGGGCATCCTTTCGCCCAACGAAGCGCGGCGGGTGCTTGGCTACATCGATGTGACTGGCGGCGAATCGCCGATGGCGCAACAGCAGATGTTCACGCTCGAGGCATTGTCTAACCGTGCCAATGCGCCGGCTTTGACGGCGGCCCCGGCACCGATGCCGAATCCAACCACGCCGGCACCGGCACAAATCAATCAACGCGCCTTGCTCGACGCGATCCGCAGGAGCCTGGGCCATGCAGCTTGAGGATAATATCGGGCGCGAGATTGCCGAGATCATCAAGGAACACTTTGCATCTTATAAAATACAGACCGACCAGCGCTTGACCGCACTGGAGGCGCGCAAGCCGGAAAAGGGCGAGCCGGGCGAGAAGGGTGAAAAGGGTGATCCGGGTTCATCAATAATCGGGCTGCAAGGTCCACGCGGTAATCCGGGGCCTGACGGTCGTGATGGCAAGGATGGCCGGGACGGCAAAGACGGTTCACCGGGAACCAATGGCGAAAAGGGCGAGCCGGGTCCGCAAGGCCTGCCAGGATTGGACGGCAAGGATGGCGCCGGGCCATCGCGTGGGCGTTACCGCGGGCCATGGAAGCACGATGAAGATTACCACATCGACGACATGGTTTCGTGCGGTGGCAATGGTTGGGTGTGCATGATCGAGGGCACCAAGAGCAAGCCGGGCGATACCAAGCAATGGGAATTGTTCGTGCGGAAAGGCAGCCACGGCAAGGACGGCGAGCGGGGTCCGCCCGGACCACAGGGGCCAACCGGCAGATATGAGCCATGAGAAAATCTCTTTTCACTATCCTCGGGCCGACCGCGCCTAATTATGATCTGACCACGGTGGATGCGGTCAACCTTGCGCTTGGCATAACCGGCAACACCGCGGTCGATGCCATCATGGCGGAAAACATTACCAGGGCTTCGCGCATGATCGGCGAATTGTGCGACCGCACCTTTGCTCTGCTCACGGTTTCCGAGAGCTTCCGCATGTCGTTCTACGATCCGGTGCGCGGGTTGAACCTGCGCCAATATCCGGTGACGCAATTCGACTCCATAACGGTCGGCGGTTCTGCGATCGATGCGGCGGGTTATGAATTGGACATGGAAGCTGGCCTGCTCTGGCTGGTGTCCGGCTTGTCGTCATGGGGCAGTCACTGGTGCGGCGAAGTGATTGTTCAATATAGCGGCGGCTATGACTTGCCGGACGAAGCACCGGCTTTGCTGTCGCAGGCCTGCATCGAGACATTGCGGGCGCAGAAATTTGCCGCAACGCGCGATCCATCAATCCGCAGCACAACGCACGTCGATACGACGGTGACGTTCAGTGATTATTACAATCGGATGGGTGTTGGCTGGGCGGGCGGATCGGTATTGCCGCCCAGCGCCACCGACATGATCCAGCAATACAAGAGGCTGATAGTTTGAATTGGCGCATCGAACCGGCATGGAAAGGGGAAGTCGGCTATATCGTTGGCGGCGGGACATCGTTGCTTGAGCAGAACCTAGAACTCATCCGCGACAAAAAGGTCATCGCCATTAACAGTTCATATGCTGCGGTGCCGTGGGCGCAATACGTGGTGTTCGCCGACATGCGCTGGTTCCTGCATCATCGCCAGAAGCTGATGAATTTTGGCGGCAAGATTATCGCTTGTACAAGCGTAAGCCATGCAAGCGGGCCGCCGAATCTGGTGAATGTGATTCGCAAAACTTCGGTTGGCCTGGCCACCGATACGCATACGCTGATGGTGAAGAACACCACATTAACTGCGGGCATCAATTTGGCGGTGCATCTGGGCGTGGCAAAGATCGTCCTGCTCGGCATCGATCAGAAGGCCGGGCCGGACGGGAAAATTCACCACCATCCGCCGCATCCGTGGAAGGTGACGGCGAATTGCTGGAGCCGGCAGCAGACTGACCTGCCGAAAGTGGCCGAGGATCTGACACGGCTCAATATTGAATGCGTCAATGCCTCGCCCGGCAGTGCTTTGACATTATGGCCGATCGTGAAACTAGAAGACCATGTTGCCGCCGCCGCTCAAGTCGCTGCCTGATCTGCATATTTTGGGCATGCAAGGACTTGGCGACAATATATTCCAGCGTCCGTTCATCCACGCGCTATCGCGAACGCGCAATGTCTACCTAGAGACATCGTGGCCGGAATTCTATGCTGACTTGCCGATCAAGTTTGTCACGCCGACCGGCGGTTATTCGCGCCTGCGCACGCAGAATAAGAACATAGCCAGGAGCCGAATCGTCTGGCAGCCACGGCCAATGCGTATGCAGAGGATGCGCAACAGCTATCAACGCGCATTCCAAATGGGTCTATCGATCATCAACGGCATGGAACAGTCGTTCGGCATCAAGCTCGAGCCGGGGCTGTTCTATTTGCCGCCCTTGCCAGAGCCGCCAATGATCCACACTGACAAGCCGCTGGCATTCGTGCGGCCGGTAACGGTCAGGACTGAATGGTTCAATTCGGCGCGCAATCCCGAACCGCAATACATCCTCGATCTGGTCGAGGCATTGCGACCGACACATCACATCGTCTGTGTGGCCGATATCCTGCCCGGCGCGGAATATTTCGTCGGACAGCCGCCCAGAGGCGATACGGAATTCGTGCGCGGCGAGCTGCCGGCCATGAACATGTTGGCGCTGCTGGCGGCGTCCGACATCATTATCGGCGGCATGGGTTTCATCATCCCGGCGGCGCTTGCTCTCAAGAAGGATTGTTTCGTCGTGCTCGGCGGCCAGGGCGGGCATAACGCACCGAGCCGCGTGCTCGATCCGCGACTGGATTGCTCGCGCATCGGCTTCGCCGCTCCGAAGGACTTTTGCCAATGCACGAATATGCGGCACGAGTGCAGCAAGACGATCCCGGACCTAATGCAAAAATTCTCTCGTTTCCTCGAGCGACGCTGCACGAGCACATTGCCGATGGCCGATTACAATGGTTCCCAGAAATTGGAGTCGGCTATTTCCCGGTGACGGAATGTCCTTACGATCAGGCTTACTTCGACCGCTTCGCCGAGCAGGCAGACAGTCCGATCGGCAAAAGATTGATGGCCGGTCGGGTTAGGTTCGTGGCGCAATATCATCGCGGCGGTATGGTCGATGTCGGCATCGGATCAGGCGCATTTGTTGAAAAGCGGAATTCGATTTATCAACGTTCGACGCTCGGTTTTGATATCAATCCAGCAGGCATTGCTTGGTTGAAAGAACGCAATCTGTGGCGCGATCCCTATGCTGATACGACAGTTCCCGCGCTATCAATGTGGGATGTTCTCGAACACATGCATGACTTCCGGCCATTATTGTCGCGAGCATCACGATGGCTGTTCCTGGCGGTGCCGATATTCCGTGATGCCGAGCACGTCTTGCGCTCGAAGCACTACCGCAAGGACGAACACTGTTGGTATTTCACGCGGCGCGGCCTGATCGGCATCATGCGTGGATTGGGCTTCGTTCTGGCCGGCAGCAGCAACATGGAAACAAGCGCTGGGCGCGAGGACATTGGTGCCTTTGCCTTCAGGAGAACGAATGACCCTGCACATCAATGACAGCACGGCGCCGGAAAGACTCAAATACGAGGAAATCTGGAGCTACCAAGAATACAAAAATTATTCGCCGGGCTTAGAGAATGTCGAGCGATTCATCGAGGTGCTTGAGCCGGTTGCCATGGCGAGCCTCATCGACATCGGATGCGGCGCCGGCGTGGCCGGCATGAAATTCGCCAACCTTGGTTTTCGGGTGTCCTGGCTGGACCTGACCGATGCTGCGCTCGATCCGCAGATCGACAGGCAGCGTTTCATTCAGTGCGCGCTATGGGACGATTGGAATAGCAACAACAAACGCGGATGGGACTATGGCTTCTGTTGCGACGTGATGGAGCATCTTCCGCCAGAATACACCATGCTCGCGCTCGATCGCATGTTCAAGGCGTGCCGAACGGTGTGGTTGCAGATTGCATTGCATGACGACGGCTATGGAAAATTCATAGGCAAGCCGCTGCATCTGACGGTGCAGACCTTTGCATGGTGGCGCGATCGCATTGCCACGCTCGGTGAATTGATTGAAGCGCGCGATCTGTGCGGAACAGGTCTATACGTGGTGAAACGATGAGCGGCAGAGGCAGGCACAGCGCGGCGCAGACGCACGTCATTCCGTTTGATCCGAAGAAGGTTTTGGAAATATCGTTCTCGCCCGACTGCCGGGTGAACGTGACGGACGAGCAGTTGCTGGCGCAGGTTGCCGAAAATATCCGGCGCGGGTTGCCACAAGCGATGCCGTATGATCCCAACCCAGACGTGGCCATCCTCGTGGCGGGCGGCCCATCGCTCAAGATCACCGAGAAGGAACTGGTCGAGACGATCTGGCGCACTGGCGGCAAGGTGTTCACCGTCAACGGTGCCTATCAATGGTGCATCGACCATAACATTCGCGTCCACGCTGCGGTGGTGATGGATGCGCGCGAGTTTAATGCGCGGTTTATCGAGACGCCCATACATGACTGCCACTATTTGCTCGCCTCGCAATGCCATCCGAAGATCTTCGAAATATGCCGCGACCGCATCGTCACCATTTGGCATGCCCTGAGCGCTGGCGACGACGAGATCAAATTGCTTGAGGATTATTATTTCAAGCGCATCAACCCGATCACCATCGGCGTGACGGTTTCGATGCGCGCCATCTCGCTGATGCGCATGCTTGGCTTTCAGCGGCTTGAGATATTCGGGTTGGATTCCTGCTGGCTCGACGGCGAGCATCACGCCTACGAGCAGGCGGAAAACAACAACGAAAAAACCAT